CATGTGCTCTATTGTCTTGGGTTTCTTTTGTTATCATAGGTTGTATTCTCATTCTTGATATATTATACTAAATTTCAATATGAGAGTCAAGAAATATTTTTATATGTCATCTATTTCTTCCCCAGTTTTTGATGCTGCATCCTCTTGTTCTTGAGGAGTCAAGGCAGATTCTGGGCCTATCTTTAAACTGTCCCAATTTATGACAGAAGTAAAAGACTCCATAGAAGCATTTCTCATTTTCTGACAGTTAAATGAAATTACACCATCATCATGTCCATATGTTTCTATAGAATATGCGGCATCCGCAGCGTCTAAAATTCCCTTTGCAAATCTAGCTTCTCCAGTAGCGTCAATTTGATACGGGGCTACAATCGGGGTTTCATACTCCTGCGCCATAGATTTCAAAGACTTACTTACTTCTATCTGTTCTGTCCAGTCATATTGGCCTCCACGAGATGGGACACTAGAGCGTTTTACTTGATTTATATAGTCTACAATAACTATACCGACATTTAAACTTTTTACTTTCTTATCCATATCGGCTTTTATCTTACCAATAGTAAGACTAGGCTCATAAATAACATCTAGCTGAGTCGGGAGAAGCTCGCTCTCTGTTACTGCGGAATGGAATTTATCAAAGTTTCTATGGTCTTTATACTCTTTCAAACGCTCCTGTCCATTGCTGAAGCGGTTTGCCCACCATCCAGCAACTGCTTCCCACTCTTTAATATTAAGATTTTTAGTTCTTAAACGAGCGAGAGGCACATTAGTAGCAATACTACAACATCGCTGTAAGATAGATCTAGTGTCCATTTCTATAGTGAAATAGAGGGCAGACTTACCTGATTCAACAACGCTATTTGCTATATTAGAGCAAGTAACAGATTTACCCCCACCGCGTCTGCCTCCAATAAGTATCAAGTCTCTGGGAGAGAATTGCATAACATTATCGTAGTCTGCGTTTAATCCTAGGGATACATACTTGTCAAGCTCTTCGTCTGGCTCAAACAAGGGAATATATTGCATACTTTCCTCTGGATGTTTAAGCTCTACCTTGTCCTCTATGCGGAGAACAATTTCGTGAAGATGTGAGAGTGTTTCTTCTGCATTTTCAAATGCAACACTATTGTCTACATACTTCTCAAGTTCATTTAGTACTTCTTTTTGTGTGTACTCATTCTTTAAGTATTGAAGAAGCATCTCAGCTTCCGCTTCGACTTCAACACTGTTTACAGCAAATAATTTTTCTTTAGTACTGCCGTCACGAATTGCGTACTTGAGGTCATCGAACTTGGGGAGTTTGTGATATTCGTCACAGTGTTTATTGATTACACTGTATAAGGTATGATATTCGGTGGGTAGATAATGCTTTCGTAAGATGCTCCAGGTTTCAAAATCCTGTGCGTCAAGAATCTGCTTTAATAAAGCACTAGCAATATTCAACTACGTTCCCCCGAACAAAAAAATAAGTGCCGAGGCGAACCCCAGCACTTATCATTCAACTAATTAACTAGCAGCAGTGGCCTTCTCTCGTCGAGATGCACCGTCGTAGTCAGAAGCAGAAATGCCACGTCGAGTAAGCATAGTTTTTACTCCTCGTACCGTTTTACCGATTTCGGTAGCAATTTCTTCAACAGTCATTGATTGAACATCAGCAAGTTCTGCTAATGGATCAACTCGTGTGCCAGACTTAGTTGTTTCCTGGCGGGGAATCGCAGCAATAGTTCCTGCACGAAGGAGGCTAAGAGCCTTACCACGAACAGAGTTTACTGAGCGACCAAGGGCTTCTGCGATTGCTTCAACAAAAGCGCCTTCATTTACTAGCTTAACAAATGTAGCTTCTTCAGCGTCAGAATAGGTCTTAACAGTTTCCGGCTTGGGAGTCGGCTTGATATGACCAGTCAATTCCATAGACAAGATCTTGCCTTGGATTTGCTTTGCTGTGAATTTGCCATCGGCAAAGTTTTCAGCTACTTCTGCGTAAGTATACTGACCGCTATTGTCGCTTACAAACGACTCTAGAATGTCTTCTTGTACGTCAGAAAATGCTTTGCTAGAATTTGTAGAAGCGAGTTCTACATCATAACCCATTTTACGCAATTTACTAGAAACTGAACGGGTTGAGGTTTCAAGGTTAGCAGCAGCGTCAGCTACTGTAGCTTGAGATACAGGAGTCTCGTCTCCTACAAACGTTTCGAGTGCACTGGTGCGCTCGTCATTCCACTTAGGAACTGCCATGTTTTTCTCCAATATAATCTTTAAGATTAGTGACAATTTGTATGCCTTTCTCTAAGGCTTTTAAGGTTTTTGCAGTTTCTACTCCAGTCTCATTGACTAGAATAGTTACATCTTTTGTTACAGAGCTTTTGACTTCGTAACCTAGACTTTCTAGTTCTGCGGTAGCTTCTGCTTTAGTTTTATAACTAGAGAGAGATCCCGATAGACATATCACTCCTGAGGTAGAGTTTACACTCTTATGCTCGAATAGCATATCATGGGGAAGATACTGTCTGTATTCTACAAAGTCTGTTTCTAACCAAGCCATTAGATTATCGGTCGTTATTTGCCCGAGTCCCGCCCTTTTGCAAGATTCTATAGTTATATCATAGATACTTCTACAGACAGCTGAAAGTTTTTCTGCTGCGACTTTTCCCACTAAAGGGATGCTAAAGGCGGGTAGCAGTAAGTTCGCAGGGGCTTTGGTTGAATTTTCAATCTCGCTAAGTAGTTTACTACCTAGCTTTTCCGAATTAAGGGCTAAAGAAGCACTAACTTCATCTAAGTAATATAGTTCGACTATACTACTTAAACCTAATTTTTCTATAGACCTCGGACCGAGTCCTTTGATGTATAGTGTTTTAGCAAAGTGCTGAATTTTTTTAGCTGATTTGGTGGAGCAATCATTATTCTTGCAGAATAATAAATCATTTACCCACTCAAGTATAGAATTGCACGAAGGGCAGTTACTAGGCACTTGAATTTTTTCCACTGATTTAATCCTTTTTGATTGAAGTGTATATTATACTAAAGTTTTGAGATAAAAGTCAAGAATTATTTTTTTAAAGGTTGTTAACCCCATTGATTTGCCATAGCATAAGCTATTCCTTCGTAGGTTAATGACCTGTCTTTACCTCGGGTTTTACTAGGTCCTAACTTGTTTTGTCCACTATCAGTTTGGTTCGACCACCTTCGGTATATTTTTCCGTTCTTTACTACTTTTCTACCTTCAATTAGTTCTGTTGGTTTTAGTGGTTTAAGTCCTTTAAGCCATAGACCAGTTTTCTTACTTGCATCTTCTCCAAAGTGGTATGGCTGTATATACTGAGGTTTAGGCATAAAGTCTAGCCTGGTGTTTATGCAACCTACTGGGTTTTCGATGCAAATTTTTGGAATACCACATTGCCACAGCTCTGTTATAAACTTTAATGCTTCTTCTGTTTTCTCAGCGCGGCCTTCAATTCGTTTATTCCAATGCAGCCCGCTAGAGCATAGATAAGTACACTCAGGATGGGCTATCATCATATCCCAATTACCTTTATGGAGTATATCTCTTACATCACCTAAATAGTGGCTTCCAGGTGTCTCTGTAGGTAAAAGATCACAACTAGTAACTTCATGTCCTTTCGCTGTAAAAGCATCTCTAACTCTTCCACTATACTCACAAGCTATTAGTATTTTCATTAGCACTCCGAATCAAAGTCTTGCCATTCATCATATTCGCTTGGTTCGTGCTCATCTTCATAATCAACTCGTCGTACTATTCTAGGAATAATCTCGCCTGATCTGATTACTTCAACCTCGCATCCGATTTCTAAATCTAACTCGTCTATAATACTTATATTATGTAGAGTTGCTCTACTTACTATAGCATCTCCTATCTGTACTGGCTCTAGGATAGCTACTGGGCTGACCCTGCCGCTCTTACCTACTTGCCATACTACTTTATTTAGACGAGTTATTCCAGAAGCAGTTTGATCTGATTTGAGCGCAAAAGAGCCTCTAGGATGTTGCGAAGTAAATCCTTGCATATGATGTTTCGCAAAATTATCTAATCTGTACACTAACCCATCTGTTGGATAAGTATTTTCTACACTCTCTAATACTGTGACAAATCCAGTTGATTCGTACAGTTCCATCTCTTTAGTCCAAGTAAGTTTCTGGGCAGGCTCTGCGGCATATAAAACAAACTGTATACGTCTACAGGCAAATTCATCTATGTTCTTTAGATTTAATGCACCCGAAGCGTAATTTCTTGAGTTAGGTACTTCTTTTGGAGCAACTACCTCACCAGTTAATTGTATTATACCACTAGAGGCGTATAAGAATTTATTAGGAACTACTATCTTCATCTTATCTGTTATATCTTTACCGACTTTGCCGTCGCCTCTGGTAAGGGCTTGTACTAGCTCTCCATTAATATATAATAAAGATACTGCGGCTCCATCTAATTTAGGGCTGCAAACAACTTCATTAGTTTGCTTGTACCAATCAGGGGCATCATCTAGATTAAATACTTTCTGTAAAGAACGCATGGGGAAGTGGTGAGGAATACCATCTGTAACTGTATGCCCCACTTTAGTATAGTCGTGTTTTCTCGCAAGGGTATCAAACTCGTGATCTTTAATGATCGGAGTACCCTCGTAGTAGAGTTTACTAGCTCTGTCTAAAAATTTGTGCATAAAAACTCCTATTATTTTATATAGATATTATAAAACAAATTAAGGAAGTAGTCAAGAATTAAATATAGATGTCGTTAATTAAATCTTTGAAGTGAGTCTCTATAACTTCTTTACTTTCTGCGAGGGAAAGAATTTCGGTTAAAGCTACAAATAGCTCTTTAGATACATCTATACTCATTGGAATTGTTATTCCCACATTAGAAGGCTTCCATTCCTCTTCAAAGTCTAGATAGTACTTTCGTATACTTAAATATTCTACAGATCTGAAAGTGCTTACTATTAAACGAATCTGCTCTTCTTTATCCTGGTCGTAATGAATAACTTTAGTATATTCTTCTGGGGCTTCGTGTATTTCCATATCAATTCTTCAAGATAGATGATAAAGGTACTACACTTGTGACACTATCTGGTCTCAGAAGTCTATAGGAGTCCGTGTCCCAACAGAAAAACAGCAAAGTATCTGCCGTTTCTTTAGCTCTGCTTTTCTTACACGCAATATAGTGAGTACTAAAATCTAATGTGCATACATTATACTTCAGTTTCTTAGAATTCTGACTTCTATAAGTAATTACCGCATCTCCATACTCAGCAACTAGAGCGCGTAATTCCAGCTTTTTCACTATTAACTCCTTTTAGTGTAGGTTAGTAAAATTTTTTACTGCACTTTCTGAAAGGTGTTAAGTTTAAACGTAATCGTACACTGAGCGAGTCAGTGTACGATTATAGTATTAGAATTAGGCTGCCGAGCTTATAACACCAGCAAAATATTTCGCTGCTTTACCAGTTAGTTTACTAACTATATCTTCATCCACAGCGTGACCTGCAGAGGTTAATGCGGCAATAAGTTCTTCTTGGGCATCGGCTTTTGAAACGCGCGGAGATGCGTTGCCGTTACTTGATGTTCCTGCTGCAGCAGTTTTTTTGATATAAACTCCTGCTTT